AAATGTTGCTGACACATAAGACACTACATAATTGATAAAATCTCTTCGCCAATTCTCATCAGTTGCTATCAAGTAATCCATGACATCTTTATCTATCTTTAAAGGTATTCTTTGATGTAACTCAATTTTAGCATCTAAACTAATACCTTTTACACGTTGTTTTGCATCTATTGAAGAAGGTGTTCCGCCTAATACTTCCAAATTATAACCTGTTATTGATTTGATGTAATCAAGTGTAGGTATCGCTAACTTTAAGTCTTCATCATATATTGAATTTGTATCTTGATATATTTCCATGTTTGCTCCTTTTTATAAGTAAGGGCTGGGCATAAACCCAACCCCATTGTTTAATCTAATTAAGCAGATAATGCGTGACCATAAATCGCTTTTACTTTATTATCTAATTTGTCATTGATACCATAAACTCTGTATGCGAACTCATCATTGTCGCCACTTTGATTTACTGATGCCGGAATATATTTAGGTGCAACATGTTTTAATCCTTGAATTAAAGCAGTTGGATGAACGATTAAGAAGTTGATTGCTTCTCCATCATTAGTAAAGCCACCCGCTTCTTGTCCTGATGTTGTACCATCATTTAACACGATTTCAGTATAAAATCTTGATTGTGGAACGATTACGATATCGCTAAATCTATCTAAAATCATTCTTGAGTCAGTTAATGGTAGGTCATCAATTAAACCTTTAATTGCTGTTGTACAATATAAAATTCTACCTTCCATTGGCACTTCTGCATTGTCCATTGCAGCAGTTGCTGTTCTTAACGCTGATTTGACTAAAGCACCTGTTGATAGTGTGCCTGTTGCAACATTACTTGCTGCTAATGCTGTTGCGTAATATTTACTAAATCTTACTGCATCAATTTCTGGAACAACTTTTGTTCTAATGAACTCTCCAGATAATGCTCCAAATGCTAAACCTGCTGTTTCTTGGTCATCCATTGCATCTACACTAAATTTACGGTTTCTATCGTAATCTGGTGTTTTTGTTTCCCATGTAAGAGATACATCTCCTGCTACGTAATTACCACCACGTGTGTGTGATGCTAAACCATCCATATCAATTTTTGGTACATGGAATGTTTTCCCATTGAAACTAATTAAATCTTGATTTGAGTCTAATCTCGCTGTGAGTGACCCTTCTTTATATACCTCATCTAAAATAGGTACATATTCTTGCATTAATGTAATTGAATTTGCCATTTTTTAATTCTCCTTTTAATTTTTTAAACCAGCCATTGCTCTCATTTTTTTAATTTGTGCATCTGTCTGTTCTTTTGGTTTCTTTTCTCCGCCAATAACAATTTTATTATTGACCTTTGTTAAATTTAATCTTTCATATACTTGTTTTGCAGCCTCTTCGAATGACACACCATCTGCATCTTCTGTTTTCTCTTTAACTCCTGCTTTAGCAAGTACTAAAAAATCTTGTTGAAACGTTTCAGGCACTTTATATTTTGTAAGAACCAACGCTTCTTTTGTTTTTGTGTTTTCTTCTATCACCGAATTATATTTGCTTTCTAACTCTTGATACTTCTCGTTTGTTTGCGTATACGACTGTCTTAAACTATCTAATTCGTTTAAAGCACTAAACTTCTCTTTTGCATCATTTACTGACTTAATACCTAATTCGCTCAATATCTCGCCTTTTGCTTTGCTTGATGCACTTTGAACTTGCTTACCTACGAATTCATTAAACTCTTCTTCTGTTGCAAATGCTTTGAAAGGGACATCTTGTTTATCATCACCATCTGCGAATAATTGAATTTTCATTTTTAACATAATCTACTCCTTTAATAGTTTTCTGACTTATTAGGTCTTTTTTTGTGATTAGTTTATGGTCTTTATCAGGACACATTATTTATAGCAAGGAAAATAGTTTCTCCCCGATATACAATTTTAAGAAATTCATTTTGTGTTCTTGGGTCTAACACAACTGAACTGACACCTTTTTCATACATCATTTTTACAATTTGATTTTGTTGATTTGCTAATGCTTGAAATAATTCTTCATCACTTGCTTGACTGTCATCTGGAAAAGGCAATGTGCCTATCTTATCATAACGCTTTGTCTTACGTATGTTTCTCCAAAAATAACGACCTTTTGAATTTGATTTGAGCATTCTTTCATAATGACTTCCAAAGCCGTAATAAACGTAATATGAGCCATTCCAAAATCTAATGTATAAATCGTTGTCTTGTCTACCTATACCACTGATGAATGAACTTGTAACCCATTGTAAGCCCCATTCATCCATTTTCAACTTTTGCTGTGTTGATGGTCTTATTCTTCGTGGTGTTGTGAAATCTTGTCTAAACTTAACGTTATCATCGTATAAGAGAATAGAACCATCATCTCTTAATTCTCCTATACTTGTAACTCTTGCCATTATTCTTCATCAACCGGTATTGTGTCTTCTAATTGATTACCAATAGCCGGTATGCCATTTTCTATCTTCATATTAACAACGACTTCTTTGATTTCTTCTTCTGTATATCTATTTCTTAATGCATATTCTATCGCTGTTTCATAATCAGAAACTTCCAACATTTTTTTAGCAGTATCAATGCGTTCATCAAATGTTTGATTATTATACATAGGGAATTCAATGTTAATATCTAAATCTTCATATATAGTGTCTATTTCAAAAACTTTAGAACCATCTTCTTGTTCACTAACTGATGCTGTTTTTAATTGACTAAATATAAGCAATAATTTATATGTATCTTTTAAAAACTTTTCCCATAGTTTTATTTTGTTATTTCTAACAATAATTGTTGAACGTTCTTTAATTTCTAAACTAACTCCACTTTGATTTGCTGAATGTGCTTCAAGGCCTACCGTTGTGTATGCTAAACCTATGGTCATCCATATGTTTTTAAGTTCTTCTTTGATACTGTCATCATACGGTGTTAAGTTAAGTTCAGGTATATCTCTACGTAATCCGGATTTATTTTCTAACCCTTCATCTCCTTCTGTGATTAACGTATCGAGTTCCCATTCTTTAGGGATGATTTCCTTACCTTGTTTATCGTGTTTAAGATTTCTATTATTCATTTGTAATATTGGTCTTGAACGGCGCGTATATGTTGTTTTAAGAGAGTATAACTCATCTATGACTTGGAATATATCTGTTACACCTTCAAAGTCACTACCGCCATACATTGTGTCTTCAAACTCATTTGTTTGTGTTCTATTCTTTTTGAATGTTGCTAATATAATTGGTATTGGTTTTTCTCCATCCAAAGTGATAATAATATCATCATAACCTTCTTCAAGTTCTGGTACAGTATTAATTGGTACTTGTTTTTCAATAGCACCGTTTGATTTAAGCAAATACAATCTATATCTTATATAACCTTTGCCATAATGAGATTTAAGTTTATACTTTTTATTTTTATGATTATAATCATCTTCAAATATAATCTCTTGTATTCTACCTAATTTTGAGCGTAATTTAACTCTTTCTGCTGGGTATGGAATAATAATAGGGTAATCACTTAAGTCGCTATCATATACAAATCTATATGCCAAGCTGCCTGAATAAGTTTCTAACGCTACTCCTGTTTGATATTTCTCATTAGCATCATTATCTTCTAATATTTTATATAACAAGTCTTGAAGAGCAAAACTTTCTGTCTCTTTACGTTCTCCGTTTTCATCTCTTAAATTTAGTTCAATATCTAAATCATCTGGGAATATCAAACTCTTCATTTGATTAACAATTATGTTAGGTGCAGGAAAGTGCATTTTTGCTACACTGTTTATTCCTTTTACCCATTCCCAAAACAATTGTCTTTGTGCTGAATACTTTTCTCCGGGTACCATTGAATATGTGCTATAAAAATTCATTAGGTCAGCAACATTGCCGGTCGCCCATATCTTATACTCTTGTTGTCTAAATGCTGCAAGTCTTGGTAAATTATATTCTTTGCCAGGCACTTCATACTTAAATACGTTGTAAGCACCTTTTATTCTTTTATCTATTTCTTTGCCTAATGTTTTTTCCACGAGCCAACTCCTTACACCCATATTCTATACTACTTTATAAAGTGATAATTCATAACGATATGCACTCACACCATATTCAACAGCATCAATCCAGTCTATACGTGTGCCTTCTTGCGGTGCATCATATCTCACATATTTACCCTTTTCACTTAATTTAGGGTCATACTGTGCTGTCTTGTACGCTTCTATCGTATATTTGCAATTATCATAAAATCTTAATCTTCCTTGATATAACATATTGATGCCCGTTTTTATACGTTCATCTATTTCTTTCTTGATTGCTCTATCAACTCTTAAATTGATACCATGTTCATATTGTAATCTTTCATACTCTCTGATGAATGTGATGTCATGGTCGCTATATACTCTTTTAGGAACTCCGCCCATTTTATTGATACCACGCTTTATAAAGTCAAAGTAATCTAATACATAATCACTTGGCATCTTAATACTATGCGCTTTAAGTCCTTCATTCTTATGTCCGTAATCCATGATAACATCTATGTTTCTAAAATCATTTGTGATGCCTAACAATACAAACGCTGTTGCAGATGTGTTTTCTCCCGGGTCTGCTATCGTTAAATAACTACGATATAGATTAGGATTAAAACTATCAGCAGGTAATATGTTTTGTTCTGTTACTTTATATATTAGACCTTCTGCTGCTACACGTTCTCCAAGTATATCTCGTTTATAGATAATGCTATCAGGGTCATACTCTGCTTTAATCTCGTTCATACGTTCTATTGTCATAACAGGATTATCTAACATTGTCTTTTTAATGTAGTTTAAACTTCCCGCCTTTCCCATCTATCTATTTGCTTATATACATCAGCTTTCGGGTCAATAGGGTTTAAATCAATAAAATGCATTCTATAACGTGATAGTGCAGTTCTCTTTAATAACTCATTTCTTGTTTCTTTATGTAGTAACTCCCATTGCGTTGCTATAACAGTTCCAACACTCCAACCTTTATATGGTTCATGTGAATTGGATTTATTACCGCCAAATGCAACAATATATTTAATAGGATGCCCGCTACCTTTTTTAGGCAACAATATCAAAGCATCACTACCTTCATACTTGCCTTCAAATATACGTTGTCTAAATCTTACTTTCTTACCATCTATGATTTCAGTTCTTGCTTGCCAATCTGGCCAATGTTTAAGCCCCATACCTTCGCCATCAAAAATAATTGTCTTTGCTGATGACTGTGTAGGTGCTATGGCTAAATGTAACATATCAGGACTGTTATCTAATGCTGTTGCTCCCATAAATAAGTTGTCGCTTGTTTTAGCACTACGAATAGGGCCTTCGCTCACATTGAACGTTTTAGGACTAAATACATAGTCTAACGTTCTTTTGTTAGGTTTCTTCCACTTCTTTAAATATGCACCATTACTAATGACCGCTTTCATGTTGTTCCTTTACGATATCAGCAAATGATGGTGCTATATTATCATTGCTCTCTAAATTAACTTCTTGCTTATTCTTCCATTTATCAGGTGCTAAATTAGTAAGTGAAAATATCAACGCTCCTAAATTAGGTGCTAATTGTTCTCTTGTTTCTTCTTTGTTTAGTATCTCACCTTTTGGATTATAGTTTATCTTAACCTTGCTTCTAACAACTTTACCTTTCGCTAAATCATATAAAGTTGCTTCCATTTCATCTATAAGTTGAGTGTCGCCTTTTTTTATTGACTCTACAAACTCTTCTATTTCTGCTTTATGTTTATATAGTGTGCTTTCTCCTATATGTAGCATTTTGGCTATTTTACTATATTCAGTGCCTATTGCTCTTAATTGCCTAATTTCACGCAAATACGGCTTTATATGTGTATCGTATTTATTTGGTCTTCCGCCTGCCATATCTTTCACTTCCTTCGTAGTGTCATAAAGAGGTCAACGACTTATATGACTGTTTACTATGCATAACACAAATAAGAAGCATTCCACTTCCTACCTTAATTATACTTATTTTAACTAAAATGTCAAGGCATGAAAAAAGAGAGCACTACGCTCCCTTAATCAGTTATACCTATTGTATAACACCTTTGTTATTATTATACTTATTTTTTTCTATTTGTCAACTTAAAGATTTTTAAATGGCGGTAAGTATAGGATTTGAACCTATGCACGATTTCTCGCCTAATTGTTTAGCAAACAATCCTCTTAACCACTTGAGTAACTTACCATTTTGTAGGTAGGGATTTGCACCCTACATAATATACGATAGGCGTGTTGTGGAGACGCCTCGTTTTACTTCTTTATTCGCAAAAGGTTATCATACTCATTTGCCTTTTTTTATTCGCTCCGTATTATAATTACACCGAATAAATTCTCGTATATCTGATTAGTGTCTACCTATTCCACCACTACATTTACATTATACTTATATTTTTTTATTTGTCAAATTACTTCCACTCATAAAGTTCTTTTTCGTCTTTAATGAAGTCTTTAATCTTCATGAGTTCTACTTGTTGTGGTGTGATTTCAGTGTTACCATACACTCTTGCTTGCTTAATGACAGCTTGGAAGTATTCTTTATCAAATGCTGGTTCACCGAAGTCTAATGTGTAAATGTGGTCTTTAAGTTCTTCTAAGAATGCTTCTTCACGTTCGTTAGACTGAATGCTTGTTTCAATAACACGATCGGTGTCTTGTAAACCTTTCTTAACTTGTTCCGCAATAGGTTTCCATGCTTCGTGGTGTTTCTTGTTGTTTTCACTTTCTAAATATTTAAGTAATTTTTCAAAACTCTTTGTATTTTCTTTGTAACTGTCTAATGACCCTTTGCGATAGAATATTGAGAACTCCACCGATTTCACTAATGCTTTCGCCTCTTTAATTTCTTTCTCGTCTGTTAAATATACTTTGTTTTCTTCCATTTTTATTTATCTCCTTCTTTTTCAAAGTGTTTTCTTGGCTCAGATATATTTTCTAATGTGATATCACCAAACAATGCATTTTTTATATAATTTTCAACTACTTCAAAAATGCTCACATATTCTTGTGTTCCTAATTCCATAAATTTTAAATGTTCAAACCTTAATGTATCTACATAGTTACCATTATAATCTTCAATAGTCATTTCAACTAATCCTTCAATTTCATCGGTTGGTTTACGTAATGTAAAAGTGCTAATATAATAGATACCTTTATCTAATCTATCTCTACCGTTCCACTTAAATGCTATTCTATCCATTATTTATTCCTCCACTTTCCATTGTATTATAACATTATCTTGACCATAAATAAAGACCTCACCGTCTTCCATAACAACTTCAATACGAGAATGACCGAATAGTTCATTATATTTTATAACACTTTCCACATCTCTCGTCCAATATTCTTCTACATATACTTTTTCGCTTTCAAAGTAATATTCCGTTTGTTCAGC